GCAGATGGTGATGGACTGCTTCGATTCGTCGGAAATCCTCCTGACGCGTGAGCAGATCAGCGCGCAAACCAACTTGAAGCTTTCCAGTGTGTGCGGCCGTGTGCGCGCGCTGATCGATGCCGGCCGCCTGCAAGTCCGCGGCTCGGTTCGCGATCTGCACACCGGCAAGCGTCAAGAACTTCTCGGATTGTCCAAGGCTTAATCATGGCTGGCGACTGGATCAAGATGCGCAGCAACCTGTGGGACGACCCCCGAGTTGCGCGCCTGTGCGACCTCACCGACTGCGGCGAGGCAGCCGTCATCGGCGGGCTGTACTGGCTCTGGTCCACTGCCGACCAGCACTCAGAAGACGGATGCATGCCCGGCCTGACGCCGCGCTCGATCGACCGCAAGACCGGCATTCCCGGCTTCGCTGCGGCCCTGATCGAGATCGACTGGCTCGCGGACGATCCTCAGGGCGTAGTCCTGAAACGCTTCGAAGAACACAACGGCGCATCGGCGAAAGCACGTGCTCAGACCGCTAAGCGCGTTGCTGCACATAAGGGTAACGCAAAGGTAACGCAGGAAGCGTTACCGGAAGAGCAGGAGACCGTTAGCGGTGCGTTACCTAGAGAAGAGAAGAGAAGAGAAGAGACTAAAACCGAAGGTTCTAACAGCGCTCATGGTGAATCGGAAGAAATCGCGCAGGCGAAATCCGGAACGCGCGCCGTCGACCTGTCGATCGCTTTGCGTTCATGCGGAATCCAGTCGAACCCGAGCGATCCCCGTCTGCAAGCTCTCGCAGAGCAAGGCGTGTCGGCCGAAACGGTCCGAGCCGCTGCCGAAGAGGCGAAGTCGAAGAAACCGAACGAGCGGATCTCGCCAGCGTACGTGGTGGCGATTGTCGAGCGCTGGGCCGCTGACGCATCGAGGCTGAAGGCGACAGGCGCGCAAGCACCGCCAGCCGGACGACCTCAGAAGTTCGATCCTGTTGCCTACGTGAACCAAAACCGACCGAGCCAAAGCAATGAACGCACCGACGACTACATCGATGTTGAAGCCAAGCAAGTGGCATGAGCCGCATTCGAAGCTCGGCATCTCGCTGATGGACCACCTTTTCAACCGCCTCGACGGCATGTACCCGAACCGCTGGCGCGCGGCATTCCACAGCGAGCACGCGATCGCCAACTGGCGCGACTCGTGGGCAGAAGCGTTCGACGAGGAAGGCGTGACGACGCAGATGATTTCGGACGGGATTCGCGCCTGCCGCAAGCAGTACGACTGGCCTCCGTCTGTGTCCGAGTTCATCAGGGCCTGCAAGCCGCCGATCAACATCGATGCGGCTGTGTACGAAGCGATCGAGCAGATGAGCGCGCGGCAGCACGGAAAGGATGTGTGGAGCAACCCGGCCATCTTCTGGGCGGCCGTCAAGGTGGGCGAGCACGACATCACCAGTCAGTCGTTTGCGCAGCTCAAACCGCGCTTTGAGGCGGCGCTGAACAAGGTGCTGGAAGGCGAGGTGAAGGCTGTTCCTCCGCGTGTGCCTATGCTGGCTGCGCCAGGCGCCGCAGAGTCGACCCGCGAGTATGGCCGCAAGCGCCTGGATGAGCTCGGCGCGTCGGGCTTGGTGAAGAACCTGTCGAAGGGCGGAAACATCCAGTGGGCGCAGCGAATCATCGACGAGGAGCGCCAGACCGGGAAGGTGCCGCTGAACAAGCTGCGCATCGCCAAGGAAGCCATCTTCAACGTGACGGGGAAGGAAGCATGAGCGCGGTCGCTTTCACCATCCCAGGCGAGCCGGTCGCCAAGGGCCGCGCACGGTTCGCGCGCAAGGGAAATCACGTCTCGACCTACACGCCTGAGAAGACGGCGAAGTACGAAAACCTCGTGAAGCTGGCAGCGCAGGAAGCGATGCGCGGCACCGCACCCTTCACGCGCCCGGTGTCGCTTCTGGTGCAGATCTTCGTCAGCGTGCCGGCGAGCTGGTCGAAGAAGCGCCGCGATCTGGCGCTGCGCGGATTCATCGGCGCGACAAAGAAGCCGGACGCCGACAACGTGCTGAAGGCACTGAAGGACGGGATGAACGGGATCGTCTATGTCGACGACGCGCGAGTCACGTCGATCGCATTGAGCAAGCAATACGGCGAAATCCCGCGCGTCGAAGTGCGGGCAAGCGAATACACCGAGAGAGAGGCCGCGTGATGGCTAAGAAATGGAGTGAGCAAGAAGATCAGATCATTCGTGACACCTGGGCCAGCAACAAGCTGATGAAGGAATGCCTGGCGCAGTTGCCGGATCGCACCGAGCGCGCCGTGATGGTCCGTGTCCAGGCGCTGAAGCTCGGTCCGCGTCCGCATATGAACCGTAGGTCGAAGTCGATCATCTTGGCGATCGTCCTGCGCGAGATGGAGCGCGGCTACGTGATGAGCTCGCGCGACGTGTCCAACCGATACAACTGCACGATCAAGCATGCAGCAGACCTGCTTGCCGAAGCGCGCGCCGCGAAGAAGGTCCACATCCATGCATGGCGCCGGACCCGACCGGGAGGCTGCTACATCGCCGTCTACGGATTCGGCAATGTCGAGGACGCAATGCGCCCGGGATCGAAGAGCAAGCAGGAATACAACCGGACGCGCTACGTCAACAAGCGCATGAAAGAAGGAAAGCTGATCGGCAACGTGTTCGCTGTCGCGATGGCTCAGGTCATGGATCTGGAGTTGCCGAAGCCGAGCGGACGCGCGAACCGTGGTCGATACGAGCGCCGTGTCTACGTTCAGGAGGCAGCATGATTGGCGATAACTTCGACCCGCTTTGGGTTGCGCTGGGGATCAAGCGCAAGGATTGGACGAAGCCGGCGGAGGCGCCGAAGCAATGACCGTCCGCGAGCAATTCGACCGCTACTACGAGGAGGCCGGCGGTTGCCTCCTCGCTACGGTGAAGCAGAAGCACTGGGAGACGTGGCAGGCCGCGCAGGCGGCATTGCTCGCGGCAAACGGTCCGGCCGTTGAAATGCGCGTTCTTCCAGATGCCGGCTGCGAATGCCGAAGCTGCCTCGAAGGAAAGACGTTCGAGGTTGGCGGCCGAGACTGGCCGATTCTCGCAACGCGAATGGTCCTCTGCGCCACGTGCGGCAACAAGCGCTGCCCGCACGCAAATGATTGCCGCAACGCGTGCACAAATAGCAATGAGCCGGGCCAGCCAGGGAGCGCTTACGCATGAGCGAGGTTCTGTACCGCGAGTTCCGTCTGCACGATCCGGGAGTCGCTCACCATCTCGTCGCGTTCCTGAAGGCGAATGCGGGCGTCTTCGCCGAGAAAGGCGAGCCGCTCCGCGTGATCGTCACCGCCGAGGAGAAGCAGCGCAACGCGCAGCAGAATCGATTTTACTGGGGTGGCGTCCTGAAGCAGATCTCCGAGCAGGCGTGGATCGATGGTCGCCAGTTCGACAAGGACGCCTGGCATGAGTTCTTCGCACGTAAGTATGGCGTGCTCGACGAGCTGGTGCTGCCCGACGGCGAGATCATCACGCGCCGGAAGTCGACCACGCAGATGACCATCGGCGAGTTTTCGACGTTCCTCAGTGACGTGCAGGCATACGCGAGCGGAGAGCTCGGTGTGGAGTTTCAGGCATGAAGCGCTCGGCACCGATGAAGCGCACCGGGTTCAAGCGCAAGGAGCCGAAGCCGTTCGCACTGGCTGATCGGAAGACGACGCTGCGCCGCCGGTCGAAGAAGCCGACAGTCGCGGAGGGCTCGAAGTATCTGGCGGCCTGCCGCGATGAACCGTGCTATCTACGCGTCGAAGGCGTCTGCTGCGGCCGATGGGATACCGTAGTCCCGGCGCACAGTAACCAGTCGAGACATGGCAAGGGCGGCGCATTGAAGGCCGCGCACGCCTTCACGGTGCCAGGGTGCTTCACTTGTCATGCGTGGATCGATCAAGGGCCGGCACCCCGAGAGGAGAAGTTCTCTGCGTGGGATCTCGCATATGAGCGCTGGGAGCCCGTCCGCGCACGCAAATTGAAACTCGAAACATCATAAGAAACAATTGTTTAGCGAATAAATCTAATGTAAAATATAGGCGTCCTAATGAGTGATTCAGCATGAGACGCGGCGACTACAGAGACCCAGCGATTATTGTGGAAGAGCGCGAGGCTCGGACCTGCCGCGGATGCAGGCACTTCGTCGAGCAGCGGGTCTTCGACGTCAGTTACATGGCGTGCAAGAAAGACCAGTCGAAGCACTGGCGGGATGATTGGCAATCGAAGCGCTGCGCGCGATACGACACGGGGGATGAATGAACTTTGAGACTTTCGGCGAGCGCCTCGACAATTGGGCGCGTGTGGTGCGCCTCCCGAAGTTCCAATCGGGCGTGTGCGCGCAGTGGGCGCGGTGGTATGTCTCGATCCGCGATTCCGAGGCGAAGTACGACGGCGCGCCGCTCGGGCTGACGAAAGACGAGCTCGACGCCTGGCTCGTGGAACGCGCATGGTCGTCGATGCAGCACCCGGTGCACAAGTTCATCCTCAAGTATCACTACATCTGGAATATGAGCGACGTCCAGGTCATCACCCGGATGCGCAAGGCTCACGGCATCAACCTGCGCGGCCGGCCGTGGAACCTGATCGTCGCAGAGGCTGAAGCTTCCCTGAAGAAAGTGCTTGTAAACCCGGAAGATTTCGCTAAAATGCTACTCAGATTACCAATTCCGCTTCGGCGTGAGCTTATCGATCCTCGTAAGGAGGAATCGGTGCCTCAAGACAAAGCCGAGTTGGTCACGAATTGAACCTGAGAGAAGCCCGCCACCGAGCGGGCTTTTTTGCGTTCTGATTCGCGCTCATTGCTCAGGGCAGGCACCCGGCAACACATACGGGGCAGTGAGCGCGGATGAGAGCGCAACCCCTTCCGCTCGCCCAGCGAACCATTCACGGAAGACGCGGCTAGCTCTCAACCGATGACGCAAAGAATCCGCTGCTGGTGGTGCGCGCGAGAACTCTCCAATGGCGAGCGCTGCTGCGATCCGCGCGAGAAGCATTTCTGATGGAGCACACCATGTCTGACGCCGCGCCCAGCAGCACCGAACCCGTCACGAGCCCCGCAGCAGAAGCGAACGGCATCGTCGACCGGCTCGAATCCTTCATCGGCAACTTCCGTTTCCTGTCGGCAGAAGCCCGCGCGCACCTCGCGAAAGAGTTCGACGAGCTGCGCGGCTTCCTGCCGAAGCACTGAACACGTCCTCGTGTCTCCTCGCTCTCTGATGAGAGTTTGGCGCCCCGGCTAATCCCCGGGGCGTTTCTTTTTCTGGACCCCATGCATGGACTTCCACGCCAGCTTCGTCGTCTTGTTCTTCTGGCTGATGGTAGGGCATTCGCTCGCCGACTATCCGCTGCAAGGCGACTTTCTCGCGCAGGGAAAGAATCGGCACACCGAGATCGGGAAAGTGTTCTGGCCGCACGCCATCTTCGCGCACTCGATGATCCACGGCGGATTCGTCGCGCTGTTCACCGGGTCTATCTGGCTCGGCCTCGCCGAAGTGGCTGTTCACGCGATCACTGATCTTCTGAAGTGCGACAACTGGATCGGGCTGCGGTTCGACCAGACCATTCACATTGTGAGCAAGATCGCTTGGGCGGTCATCGCCACCAGCGCATTCATTTAAGGATTCGCCATGGCGCAGCAAAAGAAGGCCGCGCCGGACTGGGAGCGCATCGAAGCTGACTACCGGGCCGGCGTCTTGTCGGTGCGAGAGATAGCCGCATCCCAAGGTATTTCGCACGCAGCCATCTCCAAGCGCGCAAAGCGTGACGGATGGGATCGCGATCTCGCCAAACGCATACAGGCAAAGGCTGAGGCGCTGGTTACCACGCGCACGGTTACCACTCAGGTTACCAGTGAGCAGGCGGTAACCGACAGGGTGATCGTCGAGACGAACGCCGAGGTCATCGCGAACATTCGGCTGGGCCATCGCTCGGACATTGCGCGTTCCCGCCGCTTGGCAATGGCGCTGCTCGAAGAACTCGAGGGCGTCACCGAGAACCGGGAGCTTTTCGAAGAACTCGGCATCCTGCTCCGCTCGGAAGACGAACGCGGCAACGACAAGCGGAACGATCTGTATCACAAGGTCATCTCGATGTCGGGGCGCGTGAGCAACATGAAACAGCTTTCCGAGACGCTCAAGACCCTTGTCGGGTTGGAGCGTGAGGCGTACGGCATAACCGGCGCGCACGAGGGCGGCGGAACCGAGGCGCCCGCGGGGCTGGATCACTTCTATGCAGACTCCGACGAAGAGGGCGACGCTTAATCCGGCACTGCGCAAGTTCTGGACGACTCCGGCGCGTAACCGCGTGCTGCATGGCGGCCGCGCTAGTTCGAAGTCATGGGACGCGGCGGGCTTCGCTGTCTTCCTGACGAACACGTACAAGATCCGATTCCTGTGCGCTCGGCAGTTCCAGAACAAGATCGCCGAGTCGGTCTATTCGCTGCTGAAGATCCAGATCGAGCGGTTCGGCCTGCTGCACCGGTTCGACATCCAGCGTGACAAGATCATCAACCGGGTCACCGGAAGCGAGTTTCTGTTCTACGGCCTGTGGCGCTCGATCGACGAAATCAAGTCGCTCGAAGGCATCGACGTCTGCTGGATCGAAGAGGCGCACAACCTTACTGAGGAGCAATGGGAAGTCCTGAACCCGACGCTGCGTAAGGCGGGCTCGCAGTTCTGGATCATCTTCAACCCGCGGCTCTCGACCGACTTCGTGTATCGGCGGTTCGTTGCGAACCCTCCGGCCAAGACCGTCGTCCGTCAGATCAACTATACCGAGAACCCGTTCCTCTCGAGCACGATGCTCGACATCATCGAGGCGGCGAAGGAAGAGGATCAGGAAGACTACGAGCACATCTATCTGGGTGTGCCGCGCGATGACGATGAAGGCTCGATCATCAAGCGTTCGTGGATCATGGCCGCGATCGACGCGCACAAGGTGCTGGGCTTTGAGCCGTCGGGCGCCAAGCGCATCGGCTTCGACGTCGCCGACAGCGGATCGGACAAGTGTGCCAACGTCTTCGCGCACGGCTCTGTGGTCAGTTGGGCGGACGAGTGGAAGGCCGGCGAAGACGAACTTCTGAAGTCCTGCTCTCGCACGTACAACGCTGCGAAGGAGCGCGAGGCGGCTGTCACGTACGACTCCATCGGTGTCGGCGCTGGCTGCGGCGCGAAGTTCGGCGAGGTCAACGAGGCGCGCCGGGCTGAAGGCGAGAACTTCATGGTGCGCTATGACAAGTTCAACGCCGGCGGCGCCGTGTGGGAGCCGGATCGAAAGTACGAACACAACATCACGAACGCCGACATGTTCGCCAACATCAAGGCGCAGACGTGGTGGATGATCGCCGACCGCTTCCGCAACACGTTCAACGCGGTCCGCCGCGGCGAGAAGTTCCCAGATGACCAGCTGATCAGCATCTCGAGCGAGACGCCCCATCTGGAAAAGCTGATCGACGAACTGGCGACGCCGAAGCGGGACTACGACAAGAACGGCCGCGTGAAGGTAGAGAGCAAGAAGGATTTGGCAAAGCGCGAAGTGCCGTCGCCGAACTTGGCCGACGCCTTCGTCATGTGCTTCCCGCCGAATGCGCGCGCGCTCGACATCTGGTCGCGCCTGGCTGGTTAATTTTCACTCATGCCTTGCGGGGCGGAAAGCAAGGATTCTCTGAACATGACACGCAAACGAGGGAATTCTGTAGCCCGCGCCGCGAAAGCGACGAGCAACAAACGCTGGGTGGCCGGCGACTCGTTCCAGAACTTCGAAGCGCGCGTTGGCGTCGGCACGAACAACCAGACGTCGGCGTCGAGCTACGGCTTCGACTTCATCAGCCGCAACCGCATCCAACTCGAGGCGATGTATCGCTCGTCGTGGGTCGTCGGCGCTGTGACGGACGTTGTCGCCGACGACATGACGCGCGCGGGAATCGAGATCGAGTCGGACCTCGCGCCCGACAAGATGGACAAGATCCACGCCGCGTTCGAACGCATGGCGATCTGGGATCGGATCAACGACACAATCAAGTGGTCGCGCCTGTATGGCGGCGCCCTCGCGGTGATGATGATCGACGGGCAGCGGCCGGAAACGCCGCTCAATCTCGACGGCATCGGTCCGGATCAGTTCAAGGGCCTTTTTGTGCTCGACCGGTGGCTCGTGCAGCCGTCGCTGAATGACCTGGTGACGGAATACGGGCCAGACATGGGCCAGCCGAAGTTCTACGACGTAGTCGCCGATTCGATGGCGCTCCCGCGTCAGCGCATCCATTACAGCCGCGTGCTGCGTCTCGACGGTGTCGAGTTGCCGTACTGGCAGAAGATCGCCGAGAACCTGTGGGGCCAGTCGGTCATAGAGCGCCTGTTCGATCGTCTGATCGCCTTCGACAGCACGACGGCCGGCGCCGCGCAGCTCGTCTACAAGGCGCATCTGCGCACATTGGCTGTCGACGGTCTGCGCGACGTCATCGGCATGGGCGGCCCGGCGCTGGAAGCGCTGCTGAAGAACGTCGACATGATCCGGCGCTTTCAGTCGAACGAGGGGATCACCCTCATCGACGCGAAAGACACGTTCGAGACGCACCAGTATTCGTTCTCTGGCCTCGACAACGTGCTGCTTCAGTTCGGACAGCAATTGTCCGGCGCGACAGGCATTCCGCTGGTCCGCCTGTTCGGCCAGTCGCCTGCCGGGCTGAACTCGACAGGCGACTCGGACATTCGTCTTTACTACGACAGCACGAAGCAGCAGCAGGAGCGCAAGCTGCGCAACCCGCTGACGCGCTTGCTTGAGGTCGTGTGCCGGTCTGAGATCGGCGAGCCGCCGCCGGAAGGCTTTCAGTTCGGGTTCAACCCGCTCTGGCAGATGTCCGACACGGACAAGGCGAACATCGCCAAGACCATCAGCGACGCCGTAACGCAGGTCGAAGGCGCTGGCCTCATCAGCCAGCAGACGGCGCTGAAGGAGTTGCGGCAGTCGAGCCACATCACTGGCGTGTTCAGCAACATCAGCGACAAAGACATCAACGACGCCGACGACGAACTGCCGGAACTCTCCGAGCTTGCAAATGATCCGAACGCGGGACAAGAAGCGGGACCGGAACAAGAATCCGGTCCGGGCGCGCAAAGCTGAGATTCAGTACGCCACCCAGTTGCGTAAGGTCGCGCATCAGGTGGGCATGCTGATCAACGGCTTTCCGCCCGGCGACCCGGCTGTCGTTCCGACGATGACCGACGTCCTGCGCCGATACGCCGAGGCGCTCACGCCGTGGGCTGAAGCGACCGCGACGCGCATGCTTGTCGACGTCAACCGACGGGACGAGCAAGCATGGATGGAGCAGGCTCGCGAGCTTTCGCGCGGGCTGGCCGTCGAGATCCGCACCGCGCCGACGGGCGAGCTGATGCGCGCGCTGCTCGCCGACCAGGTGACGCTCATTAAGAGCCTGCCGCTCGACGCCGCGCAGCGTGTGCATGACCTGACGATCGCCGGGCTCGAAAACAGCACGCGCGCGAAAGAGATCGAGAAGGAAATTGCTCGGTCCGGTCAGGTGTCGGCGAACCGCGCCAAGCTCATCGCACGCACGGAGGTTGCTCGGACAGCGTCGGTGCTCACGCAGGCGCGCGCCGAGCACATCGGCAGCGAAGGCTACATCTGGCGCACCTCAAACGACTCCGACGTGCGGCACTCGCACAAGGAGATGAACGGCAAGTACGTGCGATGGGACACGCCTCCGAAGCTTTCGGACGGCACGGTCACGCACGCCGGGCAGATCTATAACTGCCGCTGCTATCCAGAACCAGTGATTCCCGACTGACATGCGCTTTTACACCATTCAGAAGCTCGGCCCGAAGCGATCGCTGACTCCCGAGCGCTTCCTACTGTGCGAGGAAGTCCCTGTCGCGCGGACCGGCGAGATGCTCTACGGCGCCGGAGAGGTGCCAGTCGAGCCGGGACCGGACGGTTTAATCCGCATCAGCCGAACGCCGGAAGAAGTGTTCCGCGCCGAGACGCTCGCAAGTTGCGAGGGCAAGCCGGTCACGCTCGACCACCCGCAGGACTTCGTCGGCCCGGCCAACTTCGGCCAGTTGGCGCGCGGCACGATGTTCAACGTCCGCCGCGGCTCAGGCATCGAGGATGACCTGATCATCGCCGACCTGCTGGTGACCGATGAAGAGGCCATCAAGGCGGTGCAGGACGACGGCATCGAAGAAGTATCGCTCGGCTATGAAGCCGACTACGAACAGGTATCACCCGGCCGCGGGGTTCAGCGGAACATCGTTGTCAACCACGTAGCCCTCGTTGAGCGCGGCCGCTGCGGCCCGCGTTGCGCGATCGGAGATAAGGAACCTGAGATGAAGAAGAAGCCCAGCTTTCTCGACAAGCTTCGCGCCCTGATGAAGGACGCAGAGGCGGAGATGGAAACGGAAAAGAAGACCGACGACGAAGAGTCGGAAGAGGTCGAAGAGAAGAAGGAAAAGACCGGCGATTCCGCGCTGCTGCAGAAGATGCTCAAGCGCATGGAAGCGCAGGACGCGATCCTCGCCGCGCTCGTCAAGGCGACCGCGAAGGACGCCGACGGCGATGACGACGAAGAGGAAGAGA